TCAAACAGGGCTATCATCCTGCCTCATATCGTTGATCACGTGCGTTGCAACTCCAAGCACTTCAACCTCATCCATGGCATCGCCTTCAATCGATTCTCCTTCGACAGTAATGAACGATCTACCCATTAGTTTTGCAAACTGAAGTTCTCCCGCGCAACGGATAAGCACAACGCTTCCCTGCTTCACTTTCATAGACAAATCAAGAACAACATACCCACGGTCGGTTGAGATAACTCGCGAGTTTGCTGTTATGTTGCACAGTGAGTTCACTGTTAATGTGGTTTCAATGTAATCCGTAGCCGGTGACGGGAATCCCATGATCTGCCCTCCCATAAGCACTGTCTGCATATACAGTGGTTTTATCGAAAGGGAAGATCAAGAGAGGTCGCGGCTATCAATTTTCGTGACAGCCTCAAGGTACTCTTTATGAACCAGTTCAGATAAGCCCGCGCTCCCGCAAAACCTCCTGACCTACAACAACCATAGCTTCGCGCTGGGTCTGGGTAAATGCGCCGTCATACAGGGCAACAAATGCGATATCACCCAGCATCGAAGAGGTTGTACTGCCTGTTGTATCGCCCCCTATAACTAATGGCGCTAACAGTGAGGCGTTCGTCGGGAAATCCGTTCCGATGCTTCCAAGCCGCACGCCCAGGTCACTGAACTGGACCCTTACATTATTGTTTGCCGGATCGAATATCCCTGATGCTACGTACCACGTGTTCACTTCGGGCTTGCTGACAGTACCATCACTCACGATAACGGTATTCCCGGATGGGTAAGTTACGGACATGTAGAGACCGTTGTTGAAGTAAAGGTTAAATCCGCCACCTGCAACACGATTGCTGATGATATGTGTGTAGCGGCTCAGCGCAGATAATTTAAACGCGGTGACAAAAGACACTGCGCCCTGACCTGATTTTGAAAAATCCGTTTTTGACGGAAGCGAGCCATCTTCATAATGAAGTCCCCAGTCACGCACCTGCCCGCCCCCCGGGCTCACCGTATAACCATGTCCACTGTTATCCAGAGGATTGAGTAAATCAAAGCAGGCAAGCGCGGGCAGCGGCGACTGGCTTTCCAGTACAGAAGGCACGGTTACATAGTCGTGATTCCAGTCAGTGACGGAGAAAATCTGATTGCAAAAAATACGAGTTCCGGACATGAGTTATCCTTAAATATTGGGTGAGTGCGCAGGGGTGCCCCGGTTCTCGTTACCGGTGCCGTTAAGTATGCCGCTGTATGTCGCTCCGTTCATCGGGTCAAACCAGTCACAGCCTGTTGCTCTGACATTCGAGGCATCAAAATAGAGCGTGCCGGTGGAGTCCGGAATAAGCTGAATATCAGCCCCTGTCACGCGACAGCGGTTTCCCGTATTGCCGATGCTGTAGCGGGCGAGTAATCCCCCGTGAATGTCAAATTCCGCTTTTACACCCGTCGCATTAATGATTGATGGATAGCAGTTACGCAGAGTGACTTTAGGTCGCCATGAATATTCACTGGTCCGGTATGTCGAGCCGTCCACAACCGTATCCCATGCCGATGCCTCACCCGGCATATAGACTGTCGGGCTGGCGTTCTGAGCCACAACCGGATTATTGATGACGCTGACAACATCCACAGCGATGATGTCAGCGTTGGTACCATTCGGGCGAAGCTTCACCCGACTGCCAAACGGGTTTTGCGCCATATCATCCCCGCAGCGGAAGACCGCCATCACCGCGTTTTTATCGTCCGGCACATGAATCGCTGTCATGTTCTCAACTTTGATCAGGCCCGGGAGGTACGTGCGATCGGCCGGGGTGTAGAGATTTTTAAGTGGCCGGCAGAATGAGAAGGCGAAATTATCCGGCAATATCGCCGACATCCCGTCCAGATCGAAAACGATGTTCCTGCCAATAACCGTATGCGGGTCTTTTGTGTCAATTCCGTAGTCGAAAGCCGTTCCGGCATTCATGCGGACAACATCGAACGTAAAGGTGTTATTCCCTCCCCAACTTACCGTGCGATCGAATCTGACCACGAGCCCATCAATGGAAAGGTTACACTCGCAGTCACCGGCATAATCTTCACGCATGTTGACGAAGTAGTTAAGGCGATCCTCCATCGTACCGCTCTGTGCTGTTGAAGAAGGGACAACGTCAAATTCAATGTTGCGCATTGAGAATGCCCCGCCGCCCTGGAGATTCACCTGCTTCCCCTTGAAGCGGGTATTGTCGATAAAGACGTCATAACCAAACGAGTGAAAATCGAAACGGTTCATGACGCTGCGATCGATAAAGAGGCGCTTCACACCGTGATGGCCCTGGAATCCCCAACCATGCAGCCCGTAATAGGCGTCAACATGAACTTCAATACTGTTGCGAAAACAGATGACGTAGGCCCCGTTATTCGCGTTTGGCATACATTCAGCCGTAGCGTTACGCATGCGGAGATCGCAGACACCATACGAGCTGATGGCCACCCGTGACTCAATGTTGCCCGTAGCCCAGTTCTCCATCACCAAATCGCAAATGTTCACCTGCGACCGTTCAATCTGCATATTAACGAACCGGCGGTCAGCACCAGCCTCGAAGAATGTTGGCGGGTAAAAGTTAAGCCAGGCGCTTTCTTTTGGCTGGATCCACGCCTCTGACACGGTACCTGCTGGCGTATTTTTCACAAATACGTCAGTTATCGCCCCGTTCCTTCCGATCCGGGTAAAATCCCGAAAATGAACGTGCTGACGGGGATTGCCGCGTCCGCCACTGCGGTACAGTTCCACTGCGGAAGATATATACCCGAAATATCCCCCGCGATACTGATACAACTTAGGCATGGGAAGCCGCATACTGCCCCGCCGGAGATAAGACGCGTAGGTGGTGTTAAGCTCGTTCAGTTCCGAAGTCGTAAAGTCAATGCGGTTTTTCCCCTGGATGCGGTACATGTAAACCGGGTCCGGCGCGCCATCGTTAACACCGTCCACTTTACCCCATCGATTTTCTGCCAGACCACTTCGGTTACAGGTCACGACAGTACAGCCTGTCAGGTATGATGACGTGCGAACAATCACAGACTCGCCGATCCAGAGAAAGCGGCCAGCATTCTGCACGACCGGGATCGCGTGCTTATTCGCAAAAGCATGGCAATTTATCATGGCCTGATCAGCTGCCGCCTGGTCGGCCAGCAGCGCCTGCGCGGAGGCTTCATTTCCCTGCATGGAAAGCAGAGCATATGACTGATAGGTGTCCTCCGGTATGCGGGGAGCGCCGAACATGTCGTAAGAAACGAAATCGCACTGGCGGACCCAGCGACGACCGTCAACACCGACCAGAACACCGCCGCCATCATCCGGCGATGACGTGTCAGACGAATCAACGACGAACCTGCCGCCAATACGCTCACCCACAACATCACGAACCGTAGCGTCGCCAGTGTAGTTACGAATATCGTCATAACCCACTGCCGTGTCGCCAGGGGTAATGCCGCCAGCCTGCCCGCCACCGCTGTCACTCCCGCCCCAGCCGACCTTTGTTCCGTCTTCTTTCACCCCTGCGATAACCAGCCCGTTTTTCGCATAAATTAAGAATAACCACCCCTCAGGCGCATTATTATCAAGGATATTACCGCTGAAATTCAGACCGGAATCCCCGGTTAATAAGCGGGCGATTAAACTTAATGAGATTTCGCCATTATCGTCATCGATTTTAAAGGGACGGAGACCATTACGTGAAACGATGTCAAAAAGCGCATCGGGTGAAGCCTGAAGTGGTTTTATGCGTTCATAAATGGCATCGACAAGAGCATCAACATATTCTTTCGAAATCAATCGGCGCCCGGTAGCAGTGAGCACACCGGCATTATTGATATATTCATCTGCCAGAGCGCTACCATCCTGGCTTCGCACATAGGTGGTGCTGCCCTCCGGGATATTGACGATATCCGCCTGGGCCGCCTCAAGCGTCATGTACTGCTTACTCAATGGCACAAGGTTCTGACGAATCTGGTCATTCTTCGCCATCATTCCGCGCCAGGTATCCAGATCAACGCCAGCGCGGTCCGGTTCGGTCGGCGCATCACCATTCACCAGCTTATCCAGGCGCTCGGCATTATCGAGCAGCACTGCGGGAGACGTGCTCCCCAGCTCCGGGTTAAAGGCCATGTTTTTTGCTCCAAAAAAGGCGTTCGCCCAAACGAGGGTTTGAGCGAAAAGAGTTAATAAGGGGGTTTTTATGGGATATTACGCGACGTCGCCGGGGTAGATAGCGTCGTCGTAGGCGTAGAAAATTTCTTTATATTCCGGCGCGGTAATCTGACAGTTGCTGTCACCGGAGGGGGCGACCTCCTGGACTATCCCATGCCGGGCACCTTTTTCACTGTCGCAGAACAGCAAACGCGGTGGATCAATATCAGGGTCGTCCATAATCCAGTCTTCCGGGTGCAGATCGTCGTTGTAAGGTATGGTAAGAGTGAAATCATCTATCCGCTGCGGCGTCAGCATCCGTGACGATGGACGACTGTTCTGAAACTGTATCCAGCACCGGGGATTTGTATAGCTCCAGTCCAGAGGCTCGGTGACATGTAACGTTATTTCCTGAAAGTCGTATGTCATTGCGTCAATCAGGCAACTTTGGGTTTTCCCGGTTCGAATATCATCTGACAAAATGATGTGGTCACCAAAATCATGGCACCATCCCAGCATTGCAGTTGTAGCCGTATACGTCCGGCGTTGATGGAGATATTTCATTAACCGGCGCATCCCGATACGCCAGGCACGATCCGCTGTCATGACGACATCGATGGTGTAAGCCTCCGTTTTCCGGGGGAACGGATTTTCAGGCGTCCGGCACTGTACGGTCTCCTCCGCCCAGGTCACGGGATTGATGTATTTCACATCCACGCCATCAAAATCATCCTCCGAAGGCACCCTGAATGATGTCTGCATTTCCTCGACAGTATCCTGGGGGGTGATGATTCCGGTCCAGCTTTTGACCCCTTCACGCCCGACGGAAAGTAAGCCGTCAGACAGCAGAAAATACCCCATGCCTGCTTCAGCAATCTTGTCGAAAATATCCTTTGCGGACGTGCTGTCACTGCTTGCCTGATGGTCAAAATACTCGCCTCGTGGCGTCCAGTAGTTAGCCTCAAGCATGTTAATTGTGGAAATGTCGATCTGGTCGTCGCGATAACCCAGACTGCGGGCCAGATGCAGGAATGCCCCACTGATTGTCCTGTCACCACCGCCATCATAGTTTCGCGTGGCGACAACACTCACACGCTTGTCTGACTGCGCCGCCAGCTGGCCGCCGGTTTCAACCGTGATCCCTATTGTTGATATCCCTGCGTAGGAGGTCGGACGGGAAAGCAAACGACCTCTGAGCGCCTGCCAGAACATGCTGTCCCTCGCGTTGTTACTCCCCTGCTCGTTACGGCGGCGGCATCGAACCTCCACCAGCCCGGGAGAAGACAGATTAAAACGCTCTGTAAAACCGAGGCCATTAACGTTTTTAAGCGCGTAGACCCCCTGCTTACTCGTCCACCCTGATCCGGAACCATATACGCGGTACTGAATTTCATACTCAACATGGCGAACCCGCTTATTCCCGTTATTCTGGAATCCGCAAATTCCGTTTGGGAAAGCAAAGTTGACCTCGAAGGCGTCCACAACTTCATTTTGCGGGGAGGCCAGAAAGGGGCCGAGCCATGTTTCATTATCGTTGATACCAGACGCGGCAAAATCCACGACGGTACGGGTGAGGAAACCTGCCCAGGTATTATCAACGACACCATTAACCACCCTCTGTACGGTTGCAGACGCACCGTCAGTCGATGCTATCTGGTATTCGTTGCCACGGTGAGCCAGGGAAATCCGCTGAGTGCCGTCCGGCAGGCCAGAAAATGCGGTACCGGAATCGTATGCCAGCCTGACACTGGCTGTGACCGCCGGGCTTCCACCACTGGATGCTGTACCGGCAGTAAACACAGGGCTGTCGCCAAAAACTGACGCGGGCAGGAATGATGACGTAATGGAACCGCCACGCCACGGGCTGGAGATTTCCACGATACGAATCACGCCGCCGTCATCCTGAGCAATCAACCCCGATCCGGTGAGCCCGCTGTTAATCGCCGCCAGCAAACCGGACATTGTGCCGTAGTCAGCAACCAGGGACAGGGTATAGGTGACGCCCTGCCAGGTCAGTGCAAACGTCTGGCTGGTTGTCGTAAAATCATACGTTGCTGGCGACGCACTGGCGCGCAATGCTGCAGTCGATCCACCCGTTCCCGGAACGGCGTCCTGGTGAGGGGTATACGTGGCAATCTGCAGATCATAATCGGTACCGCTAAATGTCAGCGTTACAGGCATACCATTATATGGTGCCACTTCTGCCACGGCGTCACCTGTCAGAACGTTAAAACCACCCTCAATCGATACCTGATAATTCACCGGCGCTTTCAGAGTGACAATTGCACCCTCAATCCAGCCAGGAGGCAGCTTGTTCTCATCTTCGTCATCATCGTTATCATCATCGACATCGAGACCTGAAAACGAGACTGAGGCGCCGCTGACGGTCATGGCATCAGCAACGATATCACTGGCTTCAGGGGCCGTCTGAGCCATATCCAGACCTGACCCGCTTGATGTCCCGCCAACTTCTGTACTGTTGAACCAGATCTCGCTGCGACGGTCCCCCGCCACGTTATCGCCAGGGCCATAGCTGGTATATGAAAAGCCATCGCCTAATGGCAGAGCAGGAGTTTCACCTACCCGAAAATCACCCCCTGTGTATGAAAAACGACCGTATCCGAGACACACAAACATTTCGACCGTCATCCGGGTGGGATCATTGGGGTCAAAGCGAGTGACCGGCTGCACCAGGTAATCCGGATAAATTCTGTTTCTTCCGAAGACCTCGCGAACAGGATCGCCAAGTTTAGCTGTATTCGCTTTTGCCGGGTTCAGGTCCAGTGATGCTGAATTGCCTGACGAAAACCCGCCCAGCTCTGGTTTCGGGGCGAAAAACAGCGCATAGGCCGTAGAGGCAATAGATACGGCAACCGATACCCAGACGGCGATTTCCAGACCGGTTCCATACGGGATCGGGTAAATCCGCACATCGCTGTCTGGCCGCAGCAAACATAGTGGCCATTCCGCAGGTGGAACAGCCCGGCCGTCCAGTTCGACAGCAACAGGATGCTTTCTGTCCTGCGAGTAGCTCGGGACATTCCTGGTCATCCACTCATGCAGGGTCATCGCGCCATGTTCGTGCGTCTCAAGGGGTTCACCCGGCAGCCGGGATGGATAAAACTTTATCGTCATTGCCAGAACTCCACGCGGTTAAACCTTCGTATGAATCGCGCCAGTGGCAGAAACGTAACCCCCGAGCCTGGATTACATTCCGCGACCTGCAGCTGGTTATCGAGCATGACAACGATCCCGACATGGGTAACCGTTGAGCCGGAATAGCAGGCCACGCCAGCACCTTCGCAAGGCTCGCAGCGTTGCAGGGAAAGCATCAACCTTCTCGCCTCCCGGTCGAGGCCTCCCCCGTCTTTGGTCACTCCGGCGAAATCGGGCCAGAGAGGTAATTTCAGATCGCGCCGGATTTCATTCACAATGCCAAAACAGTCGAGTTGCGGGTATACGCGACCGCCTTTCAGCCAGGTGACTGAACGGTATTTATCAGCGTTAAACATGTTTGCCTCAGATTAGTAACGTAAGCCAGGATGTTCTGCGAGGTTGTAACGTTTACGGGGCCAGGCTGTTTTGAGGATATTCATATAGCCCGCCGTGACCTGCACTGCTGTCGGGGTCCAGGAGCCGGATTTGATATCGAGCGTATACGGTGATGATGCCGGAGCAGACAGATCGGATGAAATGTACCGCCGGAATGTCAGCGTGGCTGATTTCATTTCATCCAGGATTTTATCGATCGCCTCAGAAACCCTTCCGTCAATATTGCTGATAGCAAACTTTAAATCCTGTGTCCCGTCGGCGTTCCTGGCTGGTAAGGCGATATCTATCGCGCTGGCTTCAAACGTCGCCGGCTGACCATTTTCCAGCGTCACTGAGACGTCATCCCAGCCGCTGGTTAACCAGTAGTTATCATCACCAGCCGATATCTGCAGCGTGTCGTGGATAACCTCCGAACCGCTGCTGGCATATAGCCGCTCAAGAATTGTCATGTTTCGGCCACTCTTTGTTTAGCGCAATATCCAGTAACGACTGACCAGCCAGCCATTCCGGATAATTTCCCCAGCCTGAAGGCGGTAACGGGCGCTCCCATAATTCCAGCGTTGCGCTGTACTGCCAGTATTTTGGCGCGACCAGCGTCGGCCCTTCGTAAATATCCACGAACCTGGCTTTATAGGGCTTTACCCCGATGGGAGTCTGGAGTTTCAGATAGAACCATGACTGGCCATCTTTAAGCGCATCCCTGAAAAACGCCTCAAACACCTGCGCCAGAGCATCAGTTTTAAAAATCCATTTAACCGATGCCTGGGTGGGTGTTGAGGTATATCGCCTTCGTTGTTGAGCGCGACCGGACGTCATCTCCGTTCGCAGTAAAGGTGATATGGGCTTAAACCCGTACCCGTCCATAAGCGGCATGGGCAGGTATTCATCCGGGTAGAAAATATCTGCCATGAATACTCCCTCCGGGCAGGTTATCGTGGTTTTTTGGGCTGAAGGTTGGAGTAAAGTGCTCTACCGAAGGCATTTTGAGGATTGTTTACGTCGCTCGTCAGTTCAGATTTTATCTGTTTAGCCAGGCGGCGGCCGTGGACATCCAATGTCTGCATCATTACATCATCCGGTTTACCGGTGAGGTGGTAATTGACGTTGATATCACCAGTTGAAAGAAGTTGTCTTTCCTGCTGCTGCCTCACAGTGTCCTGTACCGCAGGTGATTCCCGCCCAACAGCTTTAACCCCCAGCGAACCATCGGCACTACGGGTAAGTGGCATAATGGCTTCCGGACCGGCCTCGCCGAACACACCCGCCCCTTTCGCAAACGCAAAGTACTGCGGAGTGCTGTATACACCGCCGCTGTATGCGGAAAGTGAAGGTGAATCGTAGACACCACCCAGAGCATTAAACGAAAGATTAGCACCAGCGCTCTGAATGGCCGTCCCGGTGCTACCACCTCCCCCACCTCCACCAAGAAGACTTCCGAACATTCCACCAGCCCCACCGCCGAACGACGCCATAATCGCTTTGGTGATTAACGCCTGTGTTGCCATCTGGATCAGCGTCTTAATCACCGTTTCACCCAGAGAGCTGAAGATATTCGACATCCCCTCTTTGAACGAAGTCGCACCAGTCAGGACACTGGTCAGGTTGTTGGAAATGGAGTTCGTGGTGTTATTGAGAATCTCGCTGGTCGCTGATGCTGCCATTGAACTGAGGTCAGCAGCCTGATCGGCGTAGTTCATCAGTGAATCGCTGATCCCAGCCCGCCAGTCTGACTGCTGTTCATCGGTTTTCTTGTAGTAGTCCTCCTGAATCTGGAGCCGTTCAGTAAGCGCCGCCTGTAGCGCTTCCGTTTGCTGTTTGTACAGGTCCTCAGAAATCTGACCTTTGCTGAAATCCCGCTGCAGGTCCCGCTGCTGTTTGAGAAAATCAGTGCGAATATCCGCCATTTCCTTCATGCGGTCGCGGGCCTTATCCCCCATCCCGGCACCAAGAAAATCAATATCCCCCCGATCACGCGCAGCAGCGTTGCTGTCAGCCAGCCCCTCACGGAACGTTTTTAACTGTTCAGCAATGTTTTTCTGATCGATAAGCGCAGCATTGTGCAGAAGGGTTTCTTTTTTTAGCTTGATCGAGTGAGGATAACTCCCCTTGAACTATCTGATATTTTATTTTTGCCAGTTCATTGCTTTGTCCGGCGAGTGCAATCTGTTCTTCTTGTTGTTTAACAATGCGGGTATATGTATCTTCCGTTTTTTCTTCCTGGCTTTTACCTCGGCTTTTCTTATTGGAGTCACGTAATTCCTGAAGCTTCCTCTCACTATCAACAGCATAATTTATATATTTCTCGTATTGCCCTGCCGGAAGATTTAAGTCTGAAGCTTCAAATTGGGCCTGTCGCCTTGCTCGCTCAACTCCGCTCAAACCAGCAAGTTCTGCCTGCTGCTTTGCTCTATCCATTGCGGATTGTTGCTTAGAATCAAGTCCGGGCAGGACAGGGCCTTGATAAGCCTGGGTTGCTAAGACAGCTTGCCGAGTAACTTTATTAAGCCTGTCGTACATATCTGCCAGAGAACTAACAGCGCCTGTCATTTCAACTGTCTTACTAATTGCGGCATTTGTAATATCAGTAATTAAATCTTGCGTCTGCTGGCGTTTTTTGAGCATTAATTCAAGCTTGCCTTCTTCAACGGCTAATTCAGAAGCAAAAATTCCTGCTTTTTCAGTTGCATCGTTATATAGCCAGGTTCCTTCAGTAGCTGCCTTAGCGGCCTGTCTGGCGTTATAAAGTTGATTAGAAAGCTCCGCTACCTTCTGTTTCTGTTTATCAATATTATAATCTTGAGCATCAATGGAGAGATTTGCTTGCCCCAAATTAGCTGATATTTGTGTCTGAGACATAGATTTAAGACTGTCTCTTACTTGATCCAAAGTATCAGCATATTGCACAGCCGATGCGCGAGCTTGCTCTTGACGTTGGTAAATCGTATACCATGCTCCAGCACCTAACATCAAAACACCGGGGATACCGCCGACTAAAGAAAGTAGTCCGGCCGCCCCGTTTTTTACTAATCCTAAAGCAGAGGTGGTTTTATTAAGCGCCTCTTGAGAAGCCCTAACGGTTATATTTGATTGTACTAGAGCAGCATTAGCCGTTATCATCGCACGGCGCTTTGAAATTGCATTCTGAGTTGCTGTAGCTTCGGCATTAGTATTTTTTGGCTAATTCTAATTCACTTTGTGCTAATTGATAAGCCCTTTCAGCTGCAATAGCATCAGCAACCGCTTTTCTCTGAGATTGAGTAGCCGATTGTGACCGCGCAGCAGCCAAAGCTATTTCATTCTTCCTAGCATCAAGAATATTCCCTGTTTGAGTGCCAATATTTCCTACAATCCCCCCAAAATACTTAGCCCCGCCAATTGCCGCCAATGCTCCAGCTGCTGTTGCAACCGTGTCAATGTTATTCGCCACAGAATTGAGAACGCCCACAAGAGTGGTTGTAGCTCCGGTAGCTTCATTAGCTCCGCCAACCCAAGCCAAGAATGCATTCTCGATTTTAGTCGTAGCAGCCGAAACTGTTTGAGGCATTGCTTCATATTCTTTCCTGAGCGTACCTAATTGACTAACTAACGCAGGAACAACCTTATCTGAAGTTAAAAGCCCTTGATCAGCCATCGCCTTTAGGTCTTTTCTTGCCACTCCCATTCCGGAAGCCAAGGCACGGATGACTCGATCTCCATTTTCGTTTACAGAATTGAATTCCTCACCACGAAGAACTCCTTGAGCTAGCGCTTGGCTAAATTGAGTAATCACTGAACTTGCTTCGGATGAGCTTGCTCCAGATAGCTTTAATCCAGTTGATATTGCTTCTGTAACTTTCAGTACTTCCTGCGAACTATACCCATATTCTCTCATAGAAGCAGCTGAGCGCGAAAATAAAGCTGCGTTATCAGAGAAAGCTGTACCTGTCCTCTGGCTAATTTCCATTAAAGCATTTTGAGACGTTTTGAAGTCATCAGTAGATTGCGAGGCTTGTTTTAGCCTTGCATTAACAGAACTCCATTCATCGGCGAGGTTTATCAAATGCCCGGTAGCAAATGCGCCCGCAAAAGCCCCAGCCATTCCAATGGCAGATGATTTTGCCGAGTTCATTTGATTTGTTAACTCAGAAATAGCTCTTTTTGTTTCTCTTGAGGCCGCTGCTGCTTGACGACCACCTGATTGCATTACCTTATAATAATCATTGCCCATTCTAGAGGCGCGAGATATTTCAGTCTGAAACGATTGAGAATTAGCAGATATTTTTATAATTAACTCACGGAGAGTAGCCATACATCACCTAATAAAACACCCCGCGTTTGCGGGGCTTTAGTTTAAGTGTTTTTATTTTGATGGGCTATTTGTATTAACAAATCAATTTGTGCATCTTGCTTTTTATTTATTTCCTGCAAGGCTGCTACCTGATCATTAGCTCTTACACTAAAACGAATCAAATAAAAAACAATAATAATATTAATTAGCCAACCAAAAACACCAAAGACTACGAATAACGGTTCCATAACGCCTCCCCATGTATTTGGCGATATCCTAAACCGTCACGCATGTATTGTCACTGAGAAGCCGCGAGCAAAGCGGCTTCTAAGCCTGCAAAGGGATCTCCGCTGTCGCTTGCCACTTCCTCTTCTGCGCTCCACTGAATCTGTGCGTCTTCAATGGTGACTTTACCGCCCTGTGCCCCGTACATCGCTGAAACCAGCTGGGCATTGAGAATATCGCCACGGATATCACCGATCGGGCTGATACGGTCGTATTCAGCCCACATCCTGAATTCGCCGACCGTCATGGTTTGTCGCAGTTCGCCCAGCGTGCGGCCCATCCGGAGCGCCAGCGCCATCAGGAACTGCATGCCAGGCATTTTTACTTTGCTTTGGCATCATCCGCATCACGAATGAGATCAAGCGCCTGTTTCAGCAACCGGGAATGGACAGGTCCGTAAATTGCTTCAACCTGTTCGGTATCATCGACGGTGAAAACGTACTGCAGGTCGGTATCCAGCAGAATATCAATGAAGAGTGTGACATCTGCCCGCATCGTGCGGAACGCACGTTCTGAAGGGGTCAGTTCTGGCACCTCTGGCGCTTCCTGCCCTTCCGGTAGTTTTGGTTGTTCCGGACTGGCAATCCCCTGCCAGCGAATCCAGGCCTCAGCCGATGGTTCACGAATGATAACTTTGGCGTTTTCCCACTCCGGAACGGTGACTTCTTTTTTACGGAAACCCGCCATCGGGGCCAGTGCCAGCGCTTTAAGATTCTGTTTTGACATTAAGTTTATCGCCGGTTTCCCGGCGCTCCATTAACTGATGGTGACGGTGCAGTCAGATGAGGTGATAACGTTCGCCGGAGTGGCAGAGTCAGTGACTACACAGGAGTAAACTCCGGCATCACCAGAAACTGCACTGGCCTTATTAAACGTTGCGCTGGTCTGCCCGCTGACGGTTGACGAACCTTTTTTCCAGACGTAGGTATAAGGCGCAGTGCCACCCTGGATGACCACACCCATTGTCAGGGCGCTTCCTGCCGCTACTGATAGCGAAGGTGAAAGATCGTTGATGAATGACAGAATACCTGTCGAATCAATATTGCTGGGCTTACCTTTCAGACGCAGAGAGAACGTTGCAGCAACAACACCGTTGGTCTGTGAATCCCAGGTATGCTGACGAACTTCGGCGCGGAACAGGAAGCCATTCCCGGAAGGGAACACAACCTTAAAGCCGTATACGCCGTCATTATCGTAAGCAGTACGCAGCGTATCCTGCGCCGGGTTGCGGTAGAAGTTACCGGAGAGAGACATCTCAGACGGTGCCGGGAGCCCGTTGATATTCTCCGTTTCTTCGGAGCATAGCGTTGTCACGTCAATATCGTTTTTCTGGCCAGCGGTAAAGCTGGCCTGTTTAATGGTGCAACTCAGGTTGAGCCAGGCCGCCGATGCCAGCTCTTCCGCAGTGACCGGCACTGATGTAATCATTACTACCGTTTTTTGGGCGCGTTCAAATAGTGCTGACATTGCAGCCTCCATAAATGAAAAAACCGCCAGCGGCGGTCAGGTTGGATTGGTTTCAGTCAGGCAATGACGGTTATTTCAAGCGTTGCCCGATGCAAGTGGGTTGTGGTGTCGTAACCGGGGATTTTTGTCACCTCGGTAGGAGAAAGCACTTCAAGCCGGGCAAGGGCCTCAAGCCGCAACGCCCTGGCCTCATCGTTAGTTTCTGCCCACACGTCTACCTGAATGTGCAGCGTCGATTCGGCCTGCCCACAGAACACATCCCCGGCAACATCAGTCGGTATCGAGAAAATGATGTAAGGAGCGGCCACAGCGGGTAAATCGTCGCTGCCAAGCGGCACCACATACGGATAAACCTGCCCGTCTGCCAGCGGCGACAGCAGGGTATAGATATCATCCTCTGTCATTTCGCCAGCACCTCATCGATCGCCTTGTTCATTCGGTTCATTGCTGCCTGTGCGGCTTCTTCCTGCCGGGTATCAAACGCAGGACGCACAAAGGGATGTGCCGGGGCCGTAGCAGTCCCAAGTTCGACAAAGCGCCAGTAAAAAGCATTCCGCTTGTTGCTGGCCTTCATGGTGTTGTCGCTGTTCCCTGTTCGCGGATTAACACCACGAATATGCACCCCCGAGGAAATCTCACCGCGACGGCGGCTTTTCTGGGTGACGACAACAACGTTTTTCTTCAGCTTCCCGGTTTTCTCAGGAGCCCTGTCAATAACTTCCTGCCGGAGAACTTCGGCCCCGGCGCGGGTCGAATCCCGGAGGACTTTATTGTTTTCAGCTTTGCTGAGGGTTTGCAGGTCTCGGGCGATATCCTGCAAACCGGAAAAATCCAGATTCACATCAATCATTTTTCGGTCCCCTGTTTGCAGAGAATTTCCAGCCGGGTACCTTTGATATCAGGAACCGGAGGCCCGGTAACGTTCAGGATGGCGTCTTTGAATGGACCTGTCAGCACCTTCAACCTTGACCTGGCGGTGATCTCATGATGGTAGCGGGTCCATACACGAATTGTTGCATCGGCTTGTTCTGCACCAGCAGACAGCAGTTCCCGCCCACTGATGCCTTTCACCTCTGCTGAAATGGTTTTTCCCTCAAGCCATTGCTCAACCGGCTGTCCAGAAGGAGTTCGCGTGGTAGAAAAGTTCATAATTACTACGCGGTGCACAAAACGACCTGGCTCCATTATATCCCCTCGGCTTCATCAGTTTCGCCTCTCCAGTTCCTTACCTGAAATAACAGATCATGGGCCCTCTGGTTGGCATATAGCTGAGTCTCTGTCTGCGCTCCGCGATGTTCAAAGGCATCACAGAAAAATAAGAGCATGGCGCTGACAACCTGCGAAGGGAGATCGTCGGGCTGTTTCCAGCGTGGTTCGTCGCAATATGTCAGGCAGTAATCCAGCGCACCCTGAGCGTAACGGGCAATAAGCGCATCGCGGTCATCTGAGTCAAACTCAATGTGCTGGCGCAATTCTTCAATTGAAACCACATCCAAAGCATTAATCGTCATGCGTTAAAGGGCGGTTTCCCGCCCTCCTCCATTAACCACCAGCAGGTTCTGTCGCAAAGGTACCTTTAATAAGCGCAGACGGGCGATAATGCGCCAGCGCCAGACGCTCTTCACAAAGGATAGTGAGCATGTTTTTCACGAAGTTGTCGCGGTCTTCACGGCTGACTTCAATGGTGGCATCCATTCGATCCCAGACCTGAGAGGCCATATCAAAACCACCGACGGTGAAGGTTCCCTGTGTCTGAGCGCGGGTAGGAACGACCGGAAGCCCCCACATGATGTTGCTGGTAAACGCCTGAGGTCCGCCAAAGAGATATCGCCCTTCGTTATCTTTCAATAAGGCGATATTGTGCCAGTCACGGGGGTTGAGGATGATGCCAGAGGCGCTGAATTCGGATTCAGTTACCTGGAAAATGGCGTGAGCGATGATGTCAGCACGCGTATCACCTGTAACGTTCAGAGCCGTATCATACGCCGTTGCAACATGGTTGATACCCTCCAGGTCATCACCGCTGCCATCACCGTTTAACAACTGGCGCTCTTCTTCCAGAGCCAGACCATACAGCAGGCGGTTGTTAACATAAGATTCAAGCATCGGCGCATCATCCATCACCTGACGGGAAGCCTGAATCCAGTGAGCAATGGTTTTAACGTTGGCAGTCTGCTTGGTGAATGTGATGTCGGATTCTGGCTTGAGCGCTTTTTCTGCCACGCTTGCAGCATTGTTGGTAAAAACGTTTTCACGGACATATTCCAGTGAATTACTGGAGATACGCCCCTGAGCCAGCAGATCGCGGATGGTCAGACGACGTAAGCCAGGCATAATGATGCCAGGAACCTGCATCGGCTGAATGAGAGACCCGGCAGATGCAGCGCCACTTCCCAGCGATTTATTAAAAGTGCTCGCTTCAAAGTTACCTTTACTGCCATTCCAGGACTTAACCAGCTCTTCTGCTGCACGTTCTGAGAAGGATTTTTTTTCACCAGGATTATCAGGGCCGGAAGAAAGTCGCTGTTCGAGATCAAAGAGACGCTGACCAGTTTTGGTCATTTCCTCATTAACCTTCGCCATATCATCCTGCAACTGTTTGGAGATCGTGCCATTCTGCTCGATCTGTTTTTTCTGTTCGTCGAAAAGCCCCTGCAGCTTACTTTGTGATTCTTCCAGGGCTTTCTGAATTTGAGCGAGTTCGGACATATTAATTTCCTAATGTCTGATGAAAATTAGAGATGCTCTTAAGCAGAGCGCTGATATCTTTGTTTTCGTCGCTTTCGGACTCGCTCCGAACCGCTGACTTAAACCGGGCGATAAGCCCTACTGCCTGTGACTTGCTGAGACCGACTGAATCCCTCAGCCAGGCTTCAACATCACGAATGGTTTCAATGCCGTCGATACTTTTCATGGAATCCACACCCGCCAGCTCATTTGCCGGAAATGTGCAGACGCTGATTTCTTTTAGCCATGAAATGTTTTTGAAGATGCGACCACCATTAGCGGGCGAAATGCTGTAGTCGTCTTTTGTTACCGCAAAACCGACCGACATTCCCTCGACCGTACCGTGAAGCATGGCTGCTTTAAGGTCACTGGCCGCGCTATTTCCGGGGGTCAGCTGTCCACGAACATAAAGACCTTTACTGTCTTCTTCGAGGGCATCCCATTTACCAACCGGAATTTCCCATTGCCGATGATTAAAAAACATCGCAACTTTGCGCGTCTGTTTTTCAAGCGTGTTTTTGTAGGCTCCTGGAAGAATAATATCGCCGTCTGAATCTGTATTACCGAATACAGAGGCATATCCCTCAAAAATTCCCTGCTTACCATCTCCGGCGAATTTAATTTCTGTTTCATCGAAAGAAAGCGTTTTGATGATGTCAGGCATCATGGCCCCCATAAAAATTAAGCCCCGTCATTGCGGGGCTGTGTGTTGTTACCTAGATCTGTAATGGGCACATATTGCGCCTGGCGCATGGCGACATCACCGCCAGGTACCGGAGGGTAGTTATCCAGTCTCCGCATTTCGTTTATTGTCCGTAATCCTGCCTCGCCCATAGCTTTCATGAAGGCCGCACGTGATGCAGAATCACCTCTCAACAATCCGTCCAGGTTGTGCTCTGCGTGATATACGCCGACTTGATCCGGTTTCAATAACCAGCGTTGGATTCCGTTTTCCCAACGGGATATGTATGGCTGCAGTGTGTACTGAAGGAATCCCAGATTCTGTTGCTCAATCCCGGTACCCCAACTGGTACTTTTCTCTACATCGCCTACCAGATGGGGAGGAACGCCAAAGAATCGCGCAAGTTCGCTAACCTGAAATTTACGGGACGCCATTGTCTCTGCATCCTGAGGGCTGACGCCGATATCATGAGCCTGAAAATTCGCCTCAAGTATCCAGAGGCGTTTCTTCACCGGACCACCAGCGATTTCTTTAAAATTCTCCTCCAACTGAGCACGTTGCTCTTTTGTCAGAACCCGATCCCCAGTGGTTAATATTTTGGGAGACTTTGCGCCATTAGCATAAAACTCTCGCTGCTGATCCTCCATCGCCACTGCAACCCCGGCTGATTTGCAGGCGTGAGCTATTGGAGACAAGCCTACCAGGCCACTAAATCCGAAGCCTTTAAGGTGAAAAATGTCCTTTTGATTGAAATTCGCATATTCAGCATCACGCCGATAGCGATAGATAATCTTCTTTCCTTCGAGCCTGACATCCATATTTGCCGACATCAGGGGAAGCAGGCTTATAACATCTCCCACAGAATTACGCTCTATCAAGGCGTAGGCATTTCCATAAAAACAAAGCTGCATTGTCATGGCCTCGCGAAACTCCTGCGCGGTCATGTACTGATTTGGAGAGTACCGGAGCAGACGTGCAAGCGGTGTATTCAGGCCAACTTTCTTCCGGTTATCATTCTTATCGGTTTCGAAAACATCCAATGGCAAACAGGCGGTCAGGGTGGAAATAAGGGAGACGCAGCGCCAGACAGTCGATATCTGCAGAATGCGCTCATCGGTTATCTGGGAGTCGCCCAGCACGCCGCTGGCAGATACAGGGCCAGTTTGCGACCCCTGCTCTGGCGTTACCAGCCGACCACCAACGAACCAAGATGCTACTCTGGCCCACAAGCCATTATTGGTTCGTAGATCAATGCTGTATTTTGTATCGTCCATCACATGCTCAACGGTTGTGAGAAGAAGTCGTCAATATCACCATCATCAGTGACATCACCTTCAGAAGCGCCTATTGCCATTGCAGAAGCCACCACACCATCAATTCGGCCCGTGCTCTTTTTCTTGGCAAATATGCGGTTTTCCTTCTGGTCTGCTTCGGTAACAGCGGAAGCTGCATTCCATCGAAGGCAGGGATTGGTTTTAATAATGATTTCGCCGTCATCCAGGCGTTGCTCGAATAACTCAATGGAATGAGGCATCCACAACCCGGATTCCTGCGCTTTGTAGTAGCCCTGGCCGTGAGGTATCAGAGGGACAGACACGCTAGCCTCCTCCAGCTCCGGCTCAAGATACTTAATGCGGTACTGGTCGAAAGCGATCGCTTTGATATAGAACATCTGGGAAAGGTCTGATATTCGCTCAGCAACGAAACCATATTTAACCGCTTTACCTGGCGTGGTGTGAATAAATCCGTCACGCTCCCAGGCATCATAAGGTACCCGGTCCGTTTTAGCCCTTTCCAGCAGGGTATCTTTCGGCGTCCAGAACTCTACGAGCAGGCGGCGCTTTTTCGGGAAAAACAGCGCCAGCGCCGTAAGGTCGCGTGAGCCAGAAAGATCAAGACCTCCATAGCACTCCTCGCCCTGTAACTCCTGCAGGTCAAAGTCCTCTTCACACCCCATCCACACATCGCTGCTCATCCAGGGGTTATCTGCATCCACCCACTGACAGAAGTTTAACCGCCGAACAATACTTTCCTTCGACGGCATACCCCGAGCCTGTGTAACCTGCTCACGCAGGTAACGATCGGTAAAAGTATGACCAAGGGAGGGGTTTGCTTTTTTCCAGCAGGACTCATCCTTGAAGGGGTCTTCTCCTTCGTCCAGGGAGCAAATGAAAGAAAAGAAACTGTCATCCTCAATCGAGCCTTCGGCAACTTTCCGCCCATACTCGTGATAGTCGTAGCAAACACTGGTTTTGTCGTGGCCGCTGTTAGTGATCATGAAAATCAACGCCTGGCGACGACCTTTCGTCCCGGCGCGCATCATTTCCACTACCTGGTTGCTTTTGTGCTCGTGAATTTCGTCAATCAGCGCACAGTGTGGGCGTGGCCCTGACTGCCCATCATCCGAACTGATAGGCCGGAAAAATGAGCCGGTCTGAAGAAATGCAAGGTTCCACTCTTTCCCCGCGCCGCCTGATTTATTTATTCGCTGTGCTAACGCAGGGGACTGATCCACCATCGCGACAGCATCACGAAAAAGGATCATGGCCTGGTCTTTTTTCGTCGCCGCTGCGTAGACTTCTGCGCGAGGTTCTTTGTCGGCGACCAGACAATAAAGAGCAATACCCGCTGCAAGTGGAGATTTGCCAGAGCCTTTACCTGACTCGACGTAAGCCATGCGGTACCGGCGATAGTCGTCTGAGTTTTTCCAGCCGAATATCGAACCTACAATAAAGCACTGCCACGGCAGCAGGTTGAAGGGTTTACCTTCATGCTCACCGCCGTTGAGCTTCAGTACTTTGGCAAAAAAGTCGATAGCACGCTGCGCCGCTGCAACATCCCATACCAACCCGCGAGCATGGCAGGATTCCAAATCTTTGAGATGTCGTTTACAGGAGTTTCTGATATCAGGCCCGGCGATTTCTTTGCCGGAGTCTACATCCCGCGCATATTGCGTGGCGGGATCAACCGAAGAACTGGTTGAGCGGGTCTTCTTCTTTTTCTCCACCATCTACTTTCACCTTCGTCCTGGCTGCAGGTGTAAGACCGAATTCAACCAGATAACTTTTGAAACGGCGATCAGCGTCGGCCAGCATGGCCACAGCCGGATTTGCTTTAATCAAAAAGCCGCCATCGGTCTGCACCGTATATGTTCGGCCCTCATCGGCGATAGTGAGGCGCAGCTGCAAAATGTCGGCATAAATATCGCAAAGACGCTCCAGCGCCAGCGTATCTGCAACGGTCAGAATCCCCATTCCGTCGAGTAGCATGGTGAGTTTTCCCCAGGCTACTTTTCCCCAGTCGGTGAGATGCGCCGGAGGGCTGGGTATTTCTCGCGCTGGCGTGGGTTCTTTATCGTTGAGTTTTCGTTTTCCCGGATTACCGGTTACCACTTTGAGATGGGTCGGTTTCGGGCGTCTTCCTGCCATCGGAACCTCCCAGAAAAAAACTTTTCATTTCGCGGTTGTGCACAAAAAGGATGGGCGGCGGTCATTTCGGGTGATTCCCCTGAGGTTTTTACCCACCCTCCCCCTTTGACCAAATATCTGGATGACATTGATGATCCCTGATGCGGCGAACATGCGTGTGCTTAATACCGTAGCGCTTTGCAATATCCACCAGCGTCTTACCGGACTTCGCCTCTCGCTCAATGCTCAGGATGATTTCAGGCTTCAATTTTGTTGCTACCGCTCGCTGTCCGCGCCGCAGAAAAGCGGCCGTTCCGTGCTGCATGCTGTCAGAAGTGTTCTCCTTTGGCGTTCCCCAATCGAGGTTTGTTTTGCAGTTGTTCAGCGGGTTGCCATCCAAATGGCGGGTGATATGGGAGTCAGATGGCTTTGGCCCGGTGAAGGCAAGCAACACAAGCTGGTGTACTTGCTTCTTCACTTTCGTATCATTGCCTGCTCCGGTATTTACATTCACGTGCCAATACCCGTTATGTAGCCGCATCGACAGCTGCCGAACGCTACCTGAGCGGAGCGAGTAAATGAGACCATCTTCACTTGCCAGATATCCCGGATAACCTGGAATATCTTTCATTTGGGCGCGCGGAAGCCCTGAACCATGTTTCGATTCAATCATCTTAACCTCGTTACTTAATTTCTGTTCAGGCGGTCGCGTGCTGTCTTGGCTTTATGGCAGTCGCGGCAAATCGATTCAAGATTAGAGAGATCGTCAGTACCGCCGTGAGCTTTCGGCTTGATGTGGCCCACCGTCTCAGTGGGTGTATACCTTCCATTTCGCAGGCATTCCTGACAAAGGTGTTTATCTCTGTCGAGAACCATTGGGCGTAAACCAATGAGAAGCCGGGTCCAGTGGCATCCCGTTTTCATCGCAGCCGATAACGGTGCCGCGCTTCTCCATTCGCTGCTTCGTTGAGTCATGGTGCTGCTTACACAGCCCTTGCCAGTTCTTCCGGCTCCAGAAAAGCTTTTGCGCTTTCGCTATTGCCTTGCTGTCACCAGAACGCAGAGCCTCTTTCAGTTTATGCGGGATGATGTGGTCAACCACCGTGGCGGCTGTCACCCTGCCTTGCTCGTGGCACATGACGCATAAGGGGTGCGCACGAAGGAATAGAAGACGCTCACGGTCCCATTTGCTGCCATATATGCGGGGTTCTTTGTTCATTGCTTGCCCTGCTAAGGTGTTCTATGGTCTTTTCCCTGTAAAAAGCTTGTTAACCGCATTGCGGTAACCGCGCTTAGCGCCTTCATCTGCGGCTTGCTTGATAACCTCAACTGTTTCAGTTGATGGTTGTCCGTCGATACCCATCCGAACAGCAACAGCCTCCAGATTAATTACCACCTGATTTTCAGCGCTGTCTTTATCCAGATTGAATACGGCTGTCGCAGTAGGGGTGCCACGCGTTTCGGTGTTGATAATGACGGATGTCAGCCCATCAAGAAGCTGACCGTTTACAGCGATACCGAAGCCATAGAAGCGACCTCCACGGTAAAGCCTTGCGAGCTGAATTTTCATCGCTTCCCCTTGAAGTTGATGGTCAATACAGAACAATCCTCTGGATGTCGCCAATACATCCCCGAGAATTCGGAGAGCAACGCCCCTCAAAACCTATATAAATCTCTGTCAATGGCGCTTTACCGACACCATTTGCAGAACTATATAAAATGGGATTCACCTTAGCTGTTTGCTTCAGCGCTGGTATCGAAGAGCGGCAAAGCTTCAGTTGCTTCCTGTACTGCTTTCATCGTCTTTGCCACTACCTCAGTTTCTGATGTGACGCGGCTGTATTGCTGGATGAATAACTGGTACTTAAGCGGACTATCCTGAACAAACTCTACAGCGACTTTTGCTGCTGCTGTGTCGTAGTTCAGGGTTGAAAGCAGGTTTAGACGAATCTGCTGGGCGTCGGTGATTTCGACCATGTCGTACCTCTGTGCGATGTGGGGAGCATTATCGAAGCCCTTCGCTGAAGAGCTTCTGTAATGCCTACTGTCGTTCCAGGTGTTCGTAACGTGAAATGGTCTTGCCGTTTGCGTTCATCACGTAGGCCACTTCTCCCTGCTTCAGGAATACGTTCTGGTCCATTCCCGATACGGCAATACTCTGCTGGTTGGGGTTGAAGCCAACGCTCAGTCCACAATGAATTTCTTCACCGCCACCAGGCGACATCACTTTTACTGTTAACATGCTTCTTCTCCTGCTTCTGGTAATAAAAAAGGCCGCCACTGGCGACCTTGGTTTGATTCATGCTAGTTGTCAGGACGTATGACACGCATAACAGCAGTAATAACAGCCATTTGATTGCGAGTAGGTTTTCTTGGCTTCTCTCACTGCCGGAGAGCAAGTTTCAAAAATCCCCAGATACAGCCTGTTTTTCTCTTCTGGCAACCGAGTGCATGAACTCACATGTACTTCGTGATCGCCATTAAACTGCGCATTTTTATTAACGTAATAATACTGTCCCATTGTTATGTCCCAGAGTGATACTGCCGATTGCAGCATCTTCAATCTACGCCCTGGTACTTAAGCAATTAAGACGAATCTCATTTAACTTTGATTGATATCACTTACCTTTCTGGCGGTGGACTTTATGCATATGATCTGCAACTTACTTTTAAGTATAAAGCGCACCAGCAGTCCCTATTATTGCTGCAAGCAGAAAGAAGGCGACCGCAGTTCTACGCATTAACACGCCATAAAATGAAAGAGCCAACCCTACGAAAGCAACAATCAATACTGGCCACATATCCAGTAAGAGGAAAAGATATCCCTCGAAAGCGCTGTCAATCAGCACGTCCACATTACGCATTCCTTTTAATAGATAATTTCCGCTGAAAATCTTATCACGAAGCGTTAGCAGACGAACTGCTAATTTGCAAGCATTAGCTTACTGATTATTGGTGGGTTTCTTCTCGCAGTTAGCCAGCACGGAGTTGTTGTGCGCCAGAATGTCGCGCTTCGTCTGACGGTCGAGAACTTCAATATCGTGGTCGGTCAGGTAGATGACCCTCACCCAGTTGCAGGCCGTATCAACGACTACCGGGGCGGGTAAACTTTTCGCGCAGCTCCCGATCAACATCGTCATCGCCCATACGCTTAACGTCTTCCTGTACATCACTGGCCCCTTTCGTTGCATCAGCCCGGCGTTCTGCCGCGGCGACGGTAGCAGCGGTGTTCTCTTCGGTTCGCTGCTGCTCGGCTTTAGCTTCTGCCTTGCTGGTCCCGCGCGCATGGCCTAACCCAAACGCGCCAGCGATTAAGCCAAGCAGAACGACTACCAGCCCGCTGGTAAATTCAAGGCTCATTGCGCCTCCTGCTGCTCATCGGCTTTATCTTTCAGCTTTGGCTGTCTGACGTACTGAGAAAGAATGGCGAGCACCACCAGAGCAGGACTAATCATCTCCACAACATTGGGCGGCAGAATATTTTTAATGTCCGTCGGCAGCATCGCCCAGGCATGGAGCGCGGCATCCGGGAATGACTGCGCCCATACGCCAACCAGCGCGCCGGCAGCGCCCAGGCGGACAGACCATGTTTTAAGCAGCAACCGGGCATGACCAACAAACTCCAGCTGGGTATATTTGCGCAGTAGCAACAGAACGAGCACGGCTACCAGCGCCAGCAGAGCGAAAATAATCATCTTCATAGGCTCACCCGCTCTTTAACCCAGCCGTATAGAAACGCTTCGTTAGCTGGCCTCGCTTCGGCCAACTCAAGATAGCGAGCCCCCTGGCTGCAATTCAGCGCCTTTAGCAGCGTGGCTTCGCCGTCTTTGCCACGAACTGCGAGATAACTTTTCAGGGCGGCGATGGTGAGATTGCCGATTGCACCGTCCGGCTTCAGGTCCGGATATAGCTTACCCTGCATATTCAGCGCCGATAACCAGCGCTGCAGGAATGTACTGGCGACACGTGGCCCCATGTTCACGCCGGTATCACATAACTCCTGCGCAATGGCTGGCGACAACTCGGCGATGCGGTCGAACTTCGGTTCGGTCCAGTATTGCGACAGGTAAATGGCTTTGGCTGTATCCCGTGGTAACGCCTTCATATCACCTGCGTAACCATATGCGCGTGCGGTGGTCTGCGTGATACCCCAGCGCGTAGGGCCGCCTTTATCATTCGGGTTATTTACGTAACCCCCTTCTTTACCGAGGATTCCCTCGATAATCTGATCTGCTGTCATGGCGCCTTGACTCCGGTAATGCGCTCCCAGAAATAGGTCAAAGCAACAGAACCCATTGCCCCGCTAATTCCGGAAGTGGCCAGTATCATGTAAATGCTCAGTCCGCTTTCAATGCTCACCAGGCCAGCAATAACGCCGGTAAACCCTGAAACCACCATTTGGGCAAGAGCATTGATCAAGCTCCATGTTGCCTTGCTCTGCTTCACATCTATCAGGTAGCGGACAAGTCCACCCCAGCAAGCAATGATCAGCAGAACCAGCCAGGACATCCCGGCAATGCTCTCTTTGTCTTGCATACGTTTAGCCATAGTTACCGCCTCCGATTAAAGATCGGGAAGCTGTGTGTTTGAAAAGGGTCAGGCCCGTCAGGCTGGATTTAACAACGAAGCATGTCCATGATGATTCCTGCGGGACCTGATAATAAAAAAGCCATGCAAATGCATGGCCTTGTGATTTGAATCCGTTATTTACAAAAAGTAGTCAAGACAGTATCTTTCGACTTCCGGACAAAAAAACATATACCGGGACAAAATCTAAATGTAACTGCCTTGCCTGCATGAAACCATGCGGGCTTTTTTTTTTGCCCAAAGAAAAAGCCCACCGAAGTGGGCCTTACAGCTATCATCATTTTTTATTAGGTGTGGTGCCGGGTGCCTCCCGGTAAGTCGCCGCCAGTCCACAGACGACTCGCAATGCGCAAAAAAACATATCAGACTGGCAATGCCCCTCCGCATAGGGGGATTCACCACATAAAAAATATAACATCTGGATGATGACGTTTCAACACGCCCTTCCCGGGCGTGGCCTGCTGATTCGTGATCAGCTGCAGGTCTTCAGTTGCCACTATATGGCGGCTTTTTTACCAGTCTGATATTGTTGATTTGCTAAGTCCACAATACCGACAAGGAAACTATCTAATGAGCAAGATTAAATTTAAGTGCCCTGGCTGCGGACATGATCTCATTGTACGTAGTGGAATCAAAATCCAGAGCATGGACGATATTGAGGGAACCGTCTGCAGCAACTGTGACCGAACCATTCACAAGAATGATCTCGTTAGCCAGTCGAGAAAGTACGCCGAGAACCTCGTCCGTGACATGCTCGGGAAGCACTTCAAGTAACGCTGAAATCTTACTTTCAATCCTGCTGGTATCTGCGGTAATTAACGCCAGCATTTTTGCATTCTTCATTGCAAATACCTCGGGCTGATAATTCAAATGGATAAATTCGACAGAAGCATTCAACGGGAAACGCTGCAACTTCTTTATGCTGTGTACCCAAACGAACTAACTAACGAACAGGTCGATGAAATCGCCAATCTGTATCCTGACCCTGATAGTTTCATGGCAAATTTACTCTACCTCCACCAGCACCAGTTGATAGTGAGTGGTTTAAAACCAAGCTCAGAAGGCTACGTCCTGGTCAATAGGCCCGCCATCACTCACCGTGGTATTGATTTCATCCGCGACGATGGCGGACTAGGCGCTATTCTGAATGTGCAAACTGTTAAGCTGCACGACAGCACGATCATTGCCCTAGAAGACATAATCCGCGTTGCAAACATTCCTGAAGAGCAGCGGAAGGGACTGATTTCAAAACTTCGTGAGCTTCCGGCAGACGCCATAAAACATTTGACGCTTCAATTACTGACTCCGGCGGTTCTGCATCCGCAGGCCGTAATTCAGTCAATTGAAAAATTCCTCCAGACTTTGTGAACTCCTCGTCGGGGCGGATCATTGAGAAACGCCCCCAGCCTACCAACGGACTTAAAAGCACCCAAAAGTCAGCTTGATGGTCACATGTCAGGAAAAAGCCTTTCGGGTGAAAGTGGCATGCGCAGATTTTCATAGCTTCCCCCAGAAAAGCAAAAACCCCGCCGAGTGGCAGGGTTGATAGTCAGTTTCATTTGGATGTACGTATCCATGATTAGAAGCATACACGACAACTTCGGACAAAATCAAGTCTTATGCACCGAAAAAGCAAAATATTGTCGCCATTGTTTTAAAAATCGGTCGCTTTTTGAAATTCCTTATCAGCATGGCGCTCTTCCTTCCAGCATACGTCCACCAGCGCATCACAGAAGGGTTTCCAGTTACGGGTCCATGTTCTGACGTGCAGGTCTGGAATGAGCGTCAGAATCGCTTTGTACGCAGCCGTAGACGGCATCGTTGAAAAACCATTTCCCGAACAGCGCTCACAGGTTTTATAAACCGGCACCCCCTGCTCTTTGGTCTCTTTTCGATCCAGAACCTGTCCAGAGCCACCGCAGCGGCAGCGGGCGTTAATGGCCCCCTTCCCACCGCATACAACGCACTGCCGTAATACTATCTCCTGCCTGATAATCGGGGCGACAATTTCCTCGCCGTCGCTTTTGTATATTCCGGGGTGCTTAACAACCTCCTCAACTGATTTGGTTAAACCAGCCCCCTCGCATACCCTGCAGGCTCCCGTGGTTTCCGCTGAACGGGAATACTCTGCAAAGGCAAACTGCGCCAGAATCAGGCAGCAGCGCCCCAGTGATTTACCCGCGGCCTTCCGCACGTTCTTTGGTGCTGAATCTATGGCATACCGCGCCAGCGCCTGAACTGCCATCTGCTCATCGGACTTACTGATGCCGGCCTTACCGAAGAACGCCGCCAGCCCGAACCGCGCCCTGCTGCTGGTCACCCCGATCCCGGTCATAATGTCTGTACCGTTCAGGCGATTCGGTGATGTGCTTTTCACGTCGTCGCTGATGTGCATGCCCTGAGGGCTGAAATGCTTTAACGATGCTTCAAGTTTCATGCAGCCACCTTTTTGTAAAATACCTGCTCTCGAACCTGATCACCGTTCATGAGCATGTCGTTAAAATCACCGTTATCGGGCCAGCGGATGCTGACTTTTACCAGATCGTTTTTCGCCAACAAGTTTGCGTGGGCGCACTCAAATGCTGCGGCATGTCCAGTGGCAGAGTATTTGTCCATGTCGGCAAAAATAATCAGATGTTTAACCCCTGCCGGTACCCGGAATTTCTTCATAAACCCACTGTTGATTACCGCCCAGGTATTGACGCCATAAACCTGATAGCAGGAGAGTGCTGTTTCGATACCTTCAGCAATACCGATCGTCGTCGACACCGGAAACATACGGATGGCCACTGAGCGGGCGTGATCCAGATAGCTGTCCTCCTGAAGCGACTTAAGGCGTTTTGCGCTATCAATATCTGCCTTCCTGTCACCGTCCAGCAGCGTCTGGTGCAAGTAACAAAGCTCAGCTTTGTCATCGGTAGCCAGGGCATACAAAGCCTGATAAACGCGTCCCGCATGGCGCTGGCGGTCACAAAAGCGAATGCCTTCCGCCGGCAGTCGGCTTATTCCCCGTTGCAGGAGGTAACCCGCCGCCCCGGTTCCCCGCAAATCGAGCAGCCTGGAAAACTTACTGATGACCCGCTGCCTCTGCCGCGCCGCTGAACTGTTAACAGGCACGTTGATGCGCTGATAGTTATTCCCGATAAGCTGGTCCACCTCTGCGCAGATGGCGGAAAAGCTTTTTGACTGGGTCAGGGTCAGCAGCTTCATCCCGTCGCCGCTACCGCATACGCAAATCCATGTGCCCTGACCGTCACGGTCATCTACGCGGTATTTGCCCCGCGCCTTACAGATCGGACATTCTCCCTTGTAGTGGTTTTTCCCGGTGATCGGGGGGAGTCCGTAATATTCAAAAATTTCAGACCATCGACCTTTTGCTGCTTCTGCTGTTTTCATATCACTGACTCGCGCTATTTACGTTTTTCTGGAGTTTTCGTTTTGCTTCGATAATTAACTGTCCGTCACTCCCCTCTGGTGGCTCGTAGTGAGCGCTGTAGTTCTGAGGTGTGAGCAGATCATTGGTCGTTTGTTTCGCAGTCTGCTGCGCACGTTCGCGGCCTTTGGCAAATTTGATAAGTTTGTGTTTGATGTGGTTGCTGACCTCTGGAGTGATCTCCATCGGGAAATCGCTCAAGCCGTTCGGCCATTCACCGAATTTTTCCTGAAAGGTATGAGCACACCAGCCATCGCTCACGGGTTTCCCCTGCGCTGCGCGATGACGCTGGTAAAACTTGATCTGACTCCACCAGGACTGTTTGTCGCTTTTGGTGTACACCGCTTCACCCTTGCTCATTTTTTTGATGTTGCGGGTACCGTCAGTCTCGACGTCCTGACCAACGAGCGGTTTAAAGCCACATTTTGGGCAGACGTAAACACCGGCGGGCTTCATGAAATGGCATTCAGGGCATTCTTTCGGAAGTTTTTCTTCGCGCTCTTTAGCGGCGCTGGCGGCGGCCGCTTTCATGCCGTCGTTCTTGGATGGCAGGTCGTCGTATTCGATGGAGTCAGGGAAGCCGAGGCGGTGCACGGTGCCGCTGTGATCAAAAATCAGGCAGGCATCTTTCCCGGGTGCAGTGCGCAGTCCGCGGCCAAGCGCCTGCAGCCAGCGAATTTCGCTCTTTGTCGGTCGGGCATAGATGATGCAACGGACATCGCTGTCGAAGCCGGCCACCAGCACACCCACGCTGACGATGATTTTTGTGGCGCCGTTTTCAAACCGATGAATGATGAGGTGGCGTTCATCGGACGGAGTTTCTGCGACCATCACCTCCGCGTTGATACCTGCCCGGGTAAACTGCATGGTGACGAAATTGGCGTGATCCTTATCGACACAGAACGCTACCGTAGGAAGGTCCCGGCCATGTTTGAGCCAGTTTTCGACGATATCGCCCACAAGGTCAGATCCGCACATAATCTCGGATAGCTGCTTTTCGTTATAGTCGCTCCCATACTCTTCGGAGGTGGCTGACTTAACCCCTTTCAGGTCCGGCTTTGTCGGCGCATAGAACTCATAGGGGCTAAGATCCCCGCGGTGGATCAGCTCACCGATGGTGGTAGGTTTTACAAGATTTTCGTAATACCTGCCGAGCCATGGGGAAAATGGTGTTCCCGAAAGGCCTACCACCTTGATGCCGGAGTCCCGGATAACCTCCAGTAACGCGCGCTTCTTCATGTGGGCCTCGTCGACAATAATCAGGTCAATGTTGTCCGGGAAGTCGCGGCGGATAAGCGTGTCGGCGCTGGCGATCTGAATCAGACGTTTTGGATCGTAATCTGGGTGGTCTCGCCAGATAATGCCAATCTCATCTTCAGGTAAACCATACTCAACGAAACGAGCTGTAGTCTGGCGGACCAGGATGGTATAGGGTGCGATAAAAATAACGCGCTTTCCGCGGCTGATATGGCCGGCAGTGATGAAAGCAGCCAGGCCGGTCTTTCCGCTGCCGGTCGGCGCATAAACCATGAACGTGCGGTTTTGCTTCCATTCCCGGCGCAGCGAGTTAAGCGCACGATCCTGTGCAAAATTCGGTTCAATGTTCAGCATCATCATCACCACCTTTAAAATTCACTATTCCAAAAAGGACCTTTCCCCGATCTGAGAAGCGGTAAACCATGTACTACCTGTCTGGTACGCTGCCGCTTTAAAACCTGTCTCTTAGATCGATACCTACCTAACCTATGGAGCTGTCTGTTGGAAAAGGACGCTATTCCTGCCCTAACTCCCAACTCCCCCCAAACCCCCCTCTTCCCTCTTCCCCATCCCATGTACTCGCAAGCTGGTACAAAGAACAAAAAACAGTCAAGGATTGTTCCCTGCTATCACCCGGCACCTTTAAGCCCGGTGACCAACGGATCGTTACTGAGATCCGGCCAGGGGTGGCTGGGTCGTATACCCCTGCAGTGCGCGTCCGTGTGCATCCACGAATCTGCGAAGACTCACATTGGCTTCATGCCTTGCCCGGTTCTCCTTGCGGTATGGAGCGGGCTCGGCTTCGAACGATTCCTGATACACAGCTGCATAACGCTGAATGGCTTTTTGTCGTGCTGCTGGCGTCAGGCTCAGTAACTGCTGCTTGATCCATTCTTCATCTGCAGATGCGTACACAGATGGGAGCAAACCGTGGTCAGGCCTCATCCCGTACAACATCATCTGAAAATACCTCGTCCAAACTTGTATTCAGGCCAAGCTGTTTAAACGCGCTGACGATCCGCTTTCCGACTGCAACATCAGGAATCCTTCTTCCTGTTTCGTAGTGGCTAACGGCCCCCTGGGAGCTATCAATCAGCGCGGCCAGCTCTCCCTGAGTTACCTTTGCTTTGCGTCTAAGGCTCTTGATTCCACTCATTAGATTAGTCTCGCATAAATAATACATAACGTACTATACACGCTCACAAGAATAATACAAAATGGAAGTTGCTCAGTAAATACGGAATGTAATAATCATGGCTATGAAACAGAGATGGCAGGACCTGGCCAAAACCAGGATGAAAGAAGTCGGCATGACTCAAGAACAGCTGGCAGAGGCGCTCGGCATAACGCAGGGCGGGCTGGGCCATTGGTTAAACGCCAGACGTGAACCGAACTTAGAGGTTATAGCTAAGATTTTTAACATATTGAAAATGCCCAGCTTCGTAGTAAATGCTGACGGCACTATCAGCGACTCAAGAGCCGATCACAATGTAAGTTTTAATAGCATTAACGAATCCAAGGGAAGCTACCCTGTTATAAGCTGGGTTAGCGCTGGAGATTGGATGGAAGCTGTAGAACCGTACCACCGTAGAGCGATAGATCGATGGTATGACACCACCGTTGAATGCTCTGAGGATTCGTTCTGGTTAGACGTCAGAGGCGATTCCATGACATCACCAGCAGGGCTGAGCATACCGGAAGGGATGGCGATACTTGTCGATCCCCAAGTGGAAGCAATCAACGGAAAATTGGTTGTAGCGAAACTTGACGGTGACAATGAAGCCACTTTCAAAAAGCTTGTTATCGATGCCGGTCAAAGATTTCTCAAACCCCTCAACCCCCAATACCCAATAATCCCTATCAATGGCAATTGCCGTATTATCGGGGTTGTAGTCGACGCAAAAATCACCAACCTCCCATAAATTGGCCGCGAAAGCGGCTTTTTTTTTGCCTCCAACCCCCCACCAGAAACTAAAAAACCTTGAAAAACAAAATGATGTGAAATAACACACCAAAATACTCCATTTTGTATTGATCTTATTTAATACGTTATGTATTGTTTATGCATTAGCGGATTAATGGAGTGCAAAAGATGAGTACAGAGAAATTTTTTCAACTGGTAACTATACCTGATTACCGTTTCTCTTCCGATAAAGAGCAATGTCAAAACATTGATTTCGACAAAATTGCTACTGATTGCGATACAAAAACAATATCTATTTTGCAAGCCATCAATCATATAGGGATTAGCATAATGAGTGAGGCAGAAGAAAAGAGATTAAATAAAGATAAAATAATGATGCTTTCTAGTGTGGTTGCAGACCTCGCTGAATTAGCAATAGCAACAAATAAAATAGCTAACTCAGCAACATATTCTTCCGGTTATAAGGATGCTAAAAATGTCTGATATCACTTTGCAAAAAGCAGCATCAAAGGCTTACCAGGCTGAGATTGTGGCGAGGATGCTTGAGAACTACCCTCATAAACTGACCGACTCAGACGTGGAATCTGTCGCCTCACTTTTGGCTGATCTGATTGGGCCAGTTGCAGCGTACCTTATTGAGGAAGAGTCTAAAAACCCGGCTTAAAAATTTAATTAGTAATTTTAATTACAGGAGTAATCCCGGGGATTTCTGCAATCAAATTAAGGGTAACCATGATTAATAAACAAGCATTTAAAACAGCTCAGTTATTTGTCTCTCTTGGTTATTGGTCTATAGCCATGCTTTATTTAAAAAAGGCTTACGGTAAATAAAAGTGAATAATTTAATTAGCACTTATAGACGCAGAATTTTAAAAGCGGCCTTGTTACGCCACCAGCGAAAGACTGGGAGTAGCTTACTTGTCATTAAGCTCAACAAGGGTGGGATTAGTACTATCGAATTAACTGAGATTCTTCTTGATGGATTGTTGCGGAAATTCGAGCGACTGGCGCTCGGTGAATACGGAAATGTGGAAGGTGTGAAAGCTCTTAAGGGAATTTACAGCAACTCTGTTGATGTTAATGGCAGCGGCGAATTCCTCACAGAAAGCGGGAAAGAGTTAATCGACGAGCTTATTTCTGAACTGGTGGAGTTCGTCAAAAAACAGAAACCAGTTACTGCGGAGTCCGGCAATGAATAACCAGCAAACAATGCTCTATCAGGGTGTGCTGATCCCCCGCCCCGTGTTGAACGTGGATCTGCATGTCCTCCCTGATTTTACCGGGCGGGTAGTCGTGCACATAGAGAACGGGAGGGTGATATGCGACCGCCAGCTGTTCGACGACGAGCACATTTGCTCACTGGCCACGTTTATCGAAATGGCGCGAGAAATGGAGCTGAGATTTGAGGAGGTAGCTGGTGGCACTAACAGCAATTCGCATTCCTGGACGGGTACACCTGCAGGCGATGCAGGTCCTGCTGCGGTACCGCAGGAAGCGCATTTATGCACGACGTATGCACCGCACCGGATATCTCAGCCTGAAGGTTAACCCACGCTGGCGGCTGTTATCGAAAGACGATGGCCGGAACTGGGAAGTAATGAGCCATGAAACGTATAACCGGGAGAAAGACAGATGATCGACAACCGCACCGCCAGCGCCATTGACCTGGCATTACAGAAGCACCACACGCCAGTTGGCGACCTTTACGCCGCTATTCGTCACGGCCGCATGAAGCGCTGCTTTAGCCGCGGTACCGCCATTAGCTGGCTGGCTCACTTTCTGACGTCGCACGCCTTCGCTCTGTCCGGGTTTAAACAGCGCCGCCCTGATTTTCTGGTTGAGCACGAAGGGGTCGAGATGTGGTGCCGTGGCGAAACTACCGACGAATATCACCGTGCTCACCAGCGGACCGTTCGCCGCCTACGCCGCATCCTCGCACGCAAACGCGAAATGCAAAGGTGGTGCGAAAAATGGGATGCCATGCACGACCGCTACGTGAAAGAGCGTGAAGAACTCAAAGCCAGCAAACCAGCAGAAGTACGCAATGGATCACACAGTATTTAACCCGGAACCAACGTCTGCCGGCATCCGGTTATCTGGAAGCAGGATCATTGGTTACTCCGCCGCTATTCGTGAACTGGATAACGGGCGCTATGACAAAAATATCGCCGAAGGTATGGAAATTCTGGCCTGCATCATGGAGGCGGTCGAAAGCAGCTGGATCACGCTCAACATCGAAAAGCAAATCATCGTCTGGCGCTGGTTGCTCGCCGCGGTATTCATTACCGAGGAGCGGGAGAAGAACGGGACTGTAGACGTTCCGAACGACGAAGGCGGCGTTGATACAGCCGTTATCTATTCCGGCGAGCACGGTGCAATCAGCGTCTACCCGGGACCAGAGCGCTTTGCTCTCGCTAACCATATTGAGGCTGGAGCCATTGAGAAATACGGGTCCGACCTTGGTCAGCAGCTGGCGCTGAGGATGTATCAGGACATGGTTGTTGCTGACGACGAAAGCGGGTTCAGGTTGTCCGCTATGGGCCGGGAAGGCTTCAACCTTCTGCATGACGGCTTTATCGAACAAATTCATACCGAAGGCATACCAGGTATGCCGGTTATGCACTGAGGGAAATGATGATGAATAACTTGATCACCAGCAAGCCATCAATGACCAGCCTGGAAATTGCCGAGCTGGTAGAGAAGCGTCACGACAACGTGAAACGGACCATTGAAACTCTAATTTTGCGTGGAGTTATCACTTCTCCTCAAATTGAGGAAAAGCCCACTGCCGGGCGACCCACGTCAATTTACGTTTTTGAAAGTGAAGAAGGTAAGCGCGACAGCATTATTGTGGTCGCACAACTCTCGCCAGAGTTCACAGCCCGCTTGGTAGACCGCTGGAAAGAGCTTGAGGAAGAGCGATCCCGCCCAAAATCACAGGCTGAGCTGATCGCCGAAATGGCCCTGCTGAATGTTGAGCAGGAGCGCCGCCTCTACCAGGTCGAAGAACAGGTGGAAACCGTCGCGGAAGCTGTCGAAAACATTAAGCGCGGAAATATGCGGGCCGGGTATGTCGGTTATCGCCAGGTAGTCGCAAAAAGCGGCATGACCGATGCCAAGTGCCGAAATCTTGTTAACGCATACCGTATCCCCACCGATACTCACGAGTTTATGACACCTGACGGCCTGCTCTCACGACGGGCTATCGTGGAGCTTGAGCCTTTTATGAAAGCATTCCGCCAAATGATGGCAGAAGCCGAACCACGTGGGGCCCGTTGGTATCACCCGAAAATGGGCCTGTTTCAGGCTATTGGGTGGGAGGGTAACCATGACCAATAGCGATATCTGGATGCCAGCGGGTTCTATTGAGGAGGCCCACCAGCGGGCCTTAACGTGGGTTTGCGATGCTTACCTGTTCTATCTGGTTAGCCTGCACCGTCGCCCGGTGTACCGTCACCAGTATGGCGATATTTCGCTTAACCAGCCAGCCTTGCAGGGCTTCGTTGACTCCTACCTTAAAGATAAGGGGTGGGAGATGGAACGGCGCTGGGCGCATTACATCAACATTCTGGACCTCGTTAAATATATGCATCACAGCAATTCGGAATTTATCGACTGGGGTACAGTGCCGGCGCTTACGCCTCGGGGGCTCCGCTGGATGAATGCATGCCTTTCACGCCTGGGCGAAATGGTGAACAGCTATGGCGGATGGAAAGGATATATCGCAGCAGTAGAGGAGGTACAGACCAATGAAAAAGGTATCTGAACTGGTGATGTTTACGTTGTTTTTCTCCAGCCTTTCTGGGTTGGGGTTTGCGGCGGGTGTCTGCTGTTTCTTCGGCATTGCCCGCTTACTGGCGAGGACTCTGGCATGAAAATCGAATATCAGGACTACGGATCCGTTGCAAATATTGTGGTCACCAGCACGGTGTTTGAATTCCGCCGGCACAACCGGGCGATAGATGTTGCTCTCTTTTTGGTTCCCGGCATGACCAGCAATAGCAGCGGATTTTTCATCATGAAAACGGTACTGAGCGGCCAGACAAAGCACGCCCTCCGGGCCTACAAACATCTGATGCGGGAGGCTAAGCAATGAGTGAATTAACTTTAGTCATTGAGTTTGAAGATGGTAAGGAGCCGCCAGTACATGCCCATATGGAAGTATTTGGCGGGAAGGTTGTAGCTGTAGCGTTTCGGAATGTTTTAGATGATGACGATAACGATGATACCACTGGTAAGCAGTTGACCATCAGCCTACCCGACACCAGCTCAAAAGCTTTCTGGAGCGGTACAGGCAAGAGCGAAGTTTTCCATCCAGAGACTTACAAACGCTGGACTAAGGAAGCCATTGAACGTTATTGCGCCATAGCTCGGATCGAAGTGGAGGTGAGGTAATGGACTGGCCAGCAGCATTTTGCTATGTCGGCGTAGCTTTCGCCATTGCCTGGTGCTTAAGGAACTAACGCATGAATCGTGAGTTTGAAATCTGGGTCCGACTGCGCGACGGCGGTCGCTATGACCTGACGCGAGGCGGCCACGGCTACTACTGCCGGGAAGTGGTTAAGCGGATGTATGAAGTTTGGTGCCACTATCGTGGCCTGAAAGTGGTGTGAGGTGGGTATGCAGACAATCATTCAACTTGAGCCGAACGAGTGGGTTACCGAAAAGGTACTGATCGCGGTTACCGGGCTAAAGCCCGGAACCATTCTGCGAGCCCGTAAAGAATCATGGCTGGTTGGCCGCGAGTATATCCACGTATCACCCGATGGAAACCCTAAGCCATCGAGTGAATGCATGTACAACCGCAGGGCCATTGATGCATGGATCGCTTCCCAGGCGAGAAAGCAACCAGGTGCTTAAAGACAATGAAAAAGGTATTCTTAACCCGCTCTTGGGCGTCTGGAGGAATTGATGGATAAAGTCACATATCCAAAAGGCGTCGAAAACCACGGTGGCACGTTGCGCATCTGGTTTACATTTAAAGGTAAGCGTGTCAGGGAAAATCTCGGTGTTCCTGACACCGCTAAAAACCGCAAAATAGCCGGGGAGCTACGTACCTCTGTGTGTTTTGCGATAAAAATGGGGTCGTTCGATTATGTAGCACAGTTTCCTGACTCTACTAATCTGAAGGCTTTTGGATTAGTTAACAAGGAAATTACGATAGGAGAACTTTCTCAGAAGTGGCTCTCTCTCAAGGAAATGGAAGTTGCTAAAAGCTCAATGACTCGTTACAGATCGGCGGTAAAAAACATGCTGCTTCGTATCGATCCGGGCCGTCAGATAGCGACGATTTCGCGAGAGGATGTTCTGATTATCAGAAAGGAATTGTTGACCGGGTATCAGATAATGAGAAAGGGACAGAAGAAACCAGTTAAGGGGTGCAGCGTCCCCACGGTGAATTATTACATCTCAATCATGTCGGGCATCTGTAAGTTTGCGATTGAAAACGGATACCTTCAATACAATCCGTTTGAAGGACTTTCATCACTGAAAAGGTCCAAACCTCTACCCGATCCCCTGACTCGGGAAGAATTTATACGACTGATTGAGGATGGATGCTTACAACGTCAGATAAAAAACCTCTGGTCGCTAGCCGTATATACGGGAATGCGTCACGGTGAAATCTGTGGGTTGTCGTGGGAAGATATCGACCTGAAAGCTGGCACCTTGATGGTAAGACGAAATCACACAAAGGGTGGTGAATTCACCCTGCCGAAAACCGACGCCGGAACCGACAGGGTGATTCATCTTATTAAGCCAGCAATTGATATATTGAAGGATCAGGCAGAGCTAACCAGATTAGGTAAACAGCACCAGGTGGAAGTAAAGTTGCGAGAATATGGCAGGTCAACCATTCACCCTTGCACCTTTGTTTTTAACCCTCAGTTTACTAAACGTAATAATCTGGCCGGCTATCACTACGCGGTGAATTCTATCAACAAAACCTGGGAGTCGGCAATGCGTCGGGCTGGGCTGCGTTATCGCAAGGCGTATCAGTCACGCCACACATATGCATGCTGGTCTTTAACGGCCGGCGCAAACCCAAGCTTTGTTGCAAACCAAATGGGTCATGCCAATGCGCAAATGGTTTACCAGGTTTACGGAACATGGATGCCGGAGAATAATGCGGTACAGGTGGCTTTGTTGAACAAGCAGCTTTCAGACTTTGCCCCAACAATGCCCCAGAGGGCAAGCGGGAAGTAATAAAGTTGTTATATAACAGCTAGTTAATGCGCACACAATGACACATGCTTTTATCCTCCATTGTTACAAGCAGAATAAACATAGATGAGAAATAGCTTTTTGCAAGTTAGTCATTATGGCCCGCTGAGCTTCTGCGCAAATAATTTAACAGCAGCACGAGGTCGACATCATGGCGTAACTTGAATTTTGACATGATGATGCGCTTATGGGAGAAAACCGTTTTTTCGCTCAGCGCCAGCTTGCCGGCAATCTCTCTGACCGAAAGCCCCGCCAGTAGTGCTGCGGCCACTTTTTCCTGCTGTCTTGAGAGCTTGCGATGACGACAATCATGACAGCGAATATCGGATTGATTCATCGAGGGAGTCGCCTCCTGCATCCGGGCCCGCTTAATTTGCGCAATCATCCGGTAAATTTTCTCATCCTGCTGAATAAATATCATCTCCTTCAGGCATGAGGGCAAGATCCCTCCGCGCCAGCGGAACTGCTTACCTACCAGGCCAATAAGGATGCCTCCCCGGCGATGCTGTAACTCGGGATGACAAATGTACTCCTCCCCGCGGCATAAACTCAGCACCATAATATCGGTTGCGGTATCTTTCCCCTTATATATTTTATTCACTGCCAATGAGCTAAACATAGCCGCAGGGAATAAACTCTCCAGCAGAGCGTTAAAACCTAATTTAAAAAAATTATTATCATTTTTATAAATGACATTCAGCAT